AGCTGACACCGAACAGCTGGAGACAGAGGAAAAGTCAGAAGAAGATGCCGAGCAGGACGAATCAGTAGAGGAATCTACCGAAGAAGCCTCACAAGACGAGGAGTCCACAGAGGAAGTCACACCCTCTAAGGAAGAACAAAAGCGACTCAACGACCTGTACGCCCAAAAACGTATAGCAGAGAAGCAAGTAAAGGAGCAAAGACGGGATGAAATCCAACAAGAGCATCTACAGTCCGCTGAAGATGACAGAGATCTTGCCGTTAAGCAACTCCAAGTCGACGCCTATAATAACCGCGTACAGTTCAATGAAAACAAGCTAGAGACTGGTTTAGACCGAGCTGTAGCCAACATTGATCTATTCACCAAAGGTAGCCCAGAAGTCAAACAAGAGCTTTTACGAGCTGTCGATGACTTCGAAAAGTTGTATGTTAAATACAACGACTTAGGCGACACTATAGAGGTTAAAGGCGATGTGTACCAATATTTAAATGAACGTGCAGATTCTATCCGGCGGCTTACAGATGTTGGTGCAAGGCAGAGTAAAAAAGATAAAGATAAGGCGACTACGCGTACTATATCAACTCCCTCCAAAACACCAAAAGCAGGTAAGAGCGACCCAGATTTGGACGCTTTTGCCGAAGAAGCCAAGGCCTGGTAGAGTCATAGAAAGGCTCAATTATGGCAATTAACCTTGCAACAAAGTTTGAGGCGGCAACGTCTGAACTATTAAAAGCGCGCGCCAAAACTTCCGGTATTGTTAATAACAACTGGAGCTGGGACGGCGTCAACGCAATCAAAGTCTGGACACTAACAGACCCAACGATGGGTAACTATTCTGCAAGTGGTGCTAACCGTTACGGTTCACCAGATGAAGTACAAGATACCCTACAAACATTCACGTTAAGTCGTGACCGTGCATTCACCAACACAATCGACATGTCTAACTATCAGGACACACTAGAAGTTCGTAAACCGGCCAAGTTTTTGGCACAGGCTACGAAGAACGTGCTTGTCCCAGAAGTTGACACCTACCGCTTAGCTTCACTAGCAACAGCTGGTGCATTAACTAACGGTGGAAACTACGGTACTATCACCGCTCGCAACGCTGTTGTTACAGCTGGCGCAACTACCGCGTCTAACGCGTACACGAACTTCTTGACACTACAGGCTGATATTACTAACAACGAAGGCCCAGAGGACGGACGTGTAGCGATTATGGTCGCTTCTTACTACAACCTCTTGAAACAAGGTGGATTCGTACTAGATAGTGATTCAGGTCAAGCTAAGTTAAGTTCTGGTGATCTTGGTTCAGTAGACGGCTGTGCCGTTGTAGTATGTCCATCAAGCCGTATGCCTAGTGCAACTGACTTGATAATCACACACCCAAGCAACCTAGTCGCTCCAGAAAAGCTAAAAGACTTTACAGTTCACAAGAACCCACCAGGAGTCAATGGCTGGTTAATTGAATATCGCATTCGATACGATGCTTTCTTTGACCTTAACCGTATCTTCAGCCTTGCGATTCACAAAACAAGTTAGTACCTTTACAATTTGTGGTACAATTGAGACAAAGGAAGTAACTGTATGTCCCTCGTTGAAATAAAATGTAAAGTCTGCGAAAAGCCAATGCAGATACAAGCATGGCTGGTTGAGAATGGCGGACGTAAACATTGTAGTCGCACGTGTAGTGCGGTAACTCAACGTGGACGACCTAGTTCTGTCAAAGGTAAGCACTGGACAGTTTCTGAAGATGGACGACGGAATATGAGCGTAGCAGCCAAAGCTAGGGGCAGTAAACCACCCATAATGACAGGGGACAAGAACCCTCGTTGGAAAGGTGGTATTAGCCCCAAATCTAGGCTAGAACGAGTTAAATTTCGTCAGCAACTCCAATCTAAAATACTCCACAGAGACAATTACCCTTGTCAAATCTGTGATGAGTATGGAGGAAACCTTCAAATTGACCATATAAAGGAATGGGCAGACTACCCTGAATTAAGATTCGAGGAGAGTAACTGTCGGACACTTTGTATGGCGTGTCACTATTACATAACATTTAAAAGAAAGATGCCTAAAGGCATTGTCTGGGGTCACAACCTCGGACGGAGGACGATAAAATCATAGCAACAGGAAAATTAGCAGAAGTCGAACAGGACGCTATCCATATCCAAACGAAGCGTTTCGCCGACCAAGAAGAGGAACGACAATATAATGCGACTAAAGTTGAAGCCCCTAAAAAGGTTAAAGCTGATGTCGAGAAAGATAAAGAATAATGGCTATTGATGTAACAGGAGTCAACCTAGCAGGTTTTGGCTACCGCACAAAAGAAGACATTTCAGCAACAACGCTGACGACTGACTTATTAGACAGTGGTAAGGTTTTGAACTTTACCGCAGCTACTTGTGTAGTTACGCTACACGCAGTTGCAGGTGGTGAAAACTTAACATTCCGCGTAGGTGCTAACCCACAAGTGTTAACACTCAGCCCGGGCGCGACTGATGGAATCAAAGGCTGTGACGCTACTGGAACTGACAACAAGGACATCGTATTTACTAACCAACCAGTTGGCAGTTATGTCACTGTGGCTGGCGGTAATGCAGATGCTTGGGTCATTCAAGCCGTTAAGGGCGCATTCACAGTCGAAGCGTAAACAATATAAATTAGTAGGGCAAATGCCACTGATAATGTAGCCATGGGCCAGAACATTACGGCAAGAGTCCCGAGCATTAACTAAGAAAGGCAAATAATATGCCAAAATTCGTAAGACAAGGGGACAACACCCTTATAGGAAACAACACATTTTCAGGAACAAATACATTTAGTGGCTCGTTAGTTGCATCAGGTGGTGTAACTGGTGTGGTCAGTGGTTCAACACGTGCAATTACCGATAGTGCCTTAGTAGGCGCAACAGTTGTCTTAACGGCAGCTAATTCTGGTAAGACGTACAATAACCGTTCAACCAGTGGTACTCCATCTTGGACACTACCAACAGCATCTAACGGTCTATGGTACACCTTCACAGTATCAGACGTAACCGCTGGATTCACTGTTACAGGTGGAACTATCAAATGTAAAACTACCGCAACCGGCACAACTTTATCTGGTACAACTTTGACTAATACTCAGGGTACAGCCGTCGTCAACGACACTATCACATTAGTTTGTGACGGAACTGTCTGGCGTATGGTTGCTCAATCAGGTATCTTTGCTTGCGCTTAAGGAGTAATATATGAGACAAGTATCACTTAGCGGTGCAGCATTAGCCTCTGCCGAAAGAACAACAACTCAGACCCTAGCCGATATAGATACGGGTGGCGGTATGTTCCTAAACGTAGTCTTAGACATGACTACAGCTGGAACTGGTAGTGTGACATTGACGATTAATGGTAAAGACTCAGCTTCGGGTAAGTATTACCTGATACTGGCTGGGGCTGCCGTCACAACTAATACAACCAACCGTTATAAAGTCGGCCCAAATGTAACAGCTGCTGCGAACTCAATTGCTCAAGACTACTTGCCAGATACAATCCAGCTTGTAGTTACTGCGAACAATGCGAACTCGGCCGTCTATTCGTTGGGTTACACGGTTACAGGTTCATAGTGTAAATAAGGGTGGCGATAATTCAGTCGCCACTCTATAATGGAGTAAACATGGACGACCCCATACAACGAATCAAATCAGCTAACGAGATAAAGGCTTCTAAAGCCCTTGAAATGCAACGTCACGAAGATATGAATCTGGCGTTAATTAACGTTCAAGAGACGATCTTAAAATCCTTTACATCGCTAGTTAATTACCTTGATGGCAAAGTCACTAAAACAGTGGTGGTCAATCAACTTGAAGAAATAGGCACGCCCGACGCTTTAAGGGTAGTTGAATCAGTCAATAGTCTCCATGAGACCATAAAAACTCATAAAGACACCGATTTAACCGAACTGACTAAGTTAATGACCGAGATGCTGGCCGAAGCCAAAATGATACCAAAAGACCACATGAAAATGCCAGAAATGAAAATGATGGACTATTCGGCCCAACTTAAAGAGTTAGGCAAGGCAGTTAAGGCGGTCGAGACAGTAATTAAAGCACAGAAACTAGTCGTAGAAGCCCCCGTAGTGAATGTTGACGCACCAATCGTTAATATACCACCACCTGACCTAAAACCCCTACAGGGTGGCTTAAAAGACGTTGTATCGGCAATTAAGAAGATGGTCATACCTGAATACAAGACGGATAATAAAGCTGTTGAAGCACTTATTAAGAAGTCCAATGATCTACTCAAAAAACTACTCGAAAAGCCAGTATCAAGCGGAGGTGGTGGAAGCGGTAGAGTATCGCCTTACCAAGATAGCGCTGGTGTTCCGGCATTCGTAGAACTGATTACTTCAACAGTCACACCCGCTATTAAGGGTATTCCTATCGTCAACCCCGACGGTACAAATATT